TAGTATTAGCTGATTGACTATTAGTAATTGCTGTATTTAACTGATCTGAAGTAATACCTTGAGGCTGTGTAACAGGTTGTGTAACAGGTTGTGCAACAGGTGCAACAGGTTGTGCAACAGGTTGTGCAACAGGTGCATACCATTTGTCTTGAACGGGAATAGTCACTGCTTGTTGTGCTGCTACTGTTTGAGCCATTGCCGCCCGCTGTGCAGGTGTAATTTCAACACTATTACTTAATTGTTGATTAGGGGCTAAAGCAGTAAGCGTATTACTTGTAGGTTGTGTTCCTGTTACAGTTAATCCTGTAGGTAGTGCTTGTTGTGCTGCTTGTTGAACTACAGGTTGTTTAGTGTCTGTTAATGTGTAATTACCATTATTATAAACACCGCCTATTCCACCGGGTGTGTTTGTAGAATATGATGTTCCTGAGCGTGCGCTCGTATATGTGTAAATTGGTAGCGATGATGATGCCATTGTCTTATTTCCTTACGTCATCACGACGTTATCTATTTAATTTTCTAGGTGTGTAATGAAGTACAGCACCCGATAAGTTATGCCCTAAATCAATAGCCGAATTAGAGAAAACGACTAAACCAATGTTTGTTCCGCTACCTTGTAATCTAAGTTCTGGTTGAGATACAATTTTACTATCGTAATAGAACGTGTTCCATGTTGATACGTCCCAATACCCGCCTGCACCTTGCACTACTTGATAATTCATAACGTGCGTTGCAATAACTGGATCAGCGTAAGAAAAATCTGGATTGAATCTAATTTCAGAATAACCCACCGCAGACAATTCAATTTCAAATTTTCTAAATCGTTTAATTGCTGAGGGTGATTTTACGTTATTAAACGCCGTGCGAACATAGGCTTGAATAGGTTCACCATCAAAAGATGAACCCGTGTTTGCTACATATACATAGCCACTGTCATCACCAAGTAAAACAACATCTCTTCCACTAGCATCTTCACCATTCCACGCATAACTAATGTTAATCGGATAAGTAAACTCAGAAAAAACGTGTCCTGACGTAGCCGCGCCTGTTTGTGTTACGCCCGATACCATTGTCATTACAATGCCCGTCCCGTCATTAGCGTAAAACCTAACTTGGTTTTTGCTTTTATAAATAGCGGTTGCGACAATCTTTTCTCTAAACCTGTCAATGACTGGCTGAATAGCGCGGCTAATAGTATCGTGTTCAAATCCACCAAACACATACGAGGGGATAATTTTTACAATACCCTTATCATCAAATGAATAAAGTGCGCCCAAATTCATTAACCCATAATGAATAGCACCAATATCAGGTGAAATTAACTCTGCTTTATAAAGGCTTGTTTGACTGTCTACGGATACCTGCCAAAAACTATCTCTGCACGCTACCGCAAGAACCCCGCCTACAATTGGTGTCATGCCTGTAACAGTATCGCCAAATTCCTGAACGTCTTGAAACCCTAAGCTCGTTGTTTTAAAGTCATGCGGATTTCCAACGGCAGAAAATATAATCGCACCAAAATAAGACAAGGCAAGTTGCCCGTTTATAGCGGCTATATTTGTAGGGGCATCAATGGTTATTTGAGTTCGAATAGGAATATACACATCACCATCAAATTCAAATGCACGATTTAATGAATCCGCGCCGTATAATTTTTTCTTATCCGCGTCAGCTTGAAAGTTATGTTGCACAAACTGGTAATTACCACCTTGCAAAATACTGATTTGCGTAACTGGATCTCCACTGGGATTATCCACAACAGCAATATCAATAATACCTACACGGATAGTATCAGCCGCGTTGCTTGTCCATGTTCCTGTAACGCTTGTAACAATGAAGCGTCCATTATCGCTGCGTATATTGATAGGATCAGAATGCAGCGCCCAAGAACTGTATGTACCAGAGCCGACTTTATTCGTAATATTGATAACAATTTGATTCGTACTATACGAAGTAACCGTACCCTCCATGTAGTTAGTGGGTGAAGAAATTGAAGTAACTAAAATTGCTTGTCCTGTGATATAGGCTTTTCCCGTTTGTGTAGTAAATGTACTCGAACCCAATGCCATTGTCTTTGTGGTATCGCTGGTTGCTTCTAAATCGTCAAGATTCTGTGATGTTTCAATCACTTGCCGCTTTACCGTAGCTGTTGCACCTGAATTCTTTTGATTGATAACCACGCCATCAAGCACATCAACGGTACAGGTTTTAAAAGGCAGTGATTTGAATAAAGTAATTTGTTGCCAACCTGTTGCGGTTGATTTCCAAATGTTTACTGCTGTAGCGGCTGCGTTATCACGGAACGCATACGCAACGCCTTTATACATACAAACACCACGAATAACGCCACTGCCAGTTACGGCAGTAATATCGGCACGGAAATCATCAGCAACTAATCCAAGTGCTGTAGCGTGTCCTAATCCAGTGATATGTCCGTCTTTAGAAGGCAAAATAGTTAAAGCACCTTTCACAACACTGCTAACGGTAAAATTTTCAATTACAAATACGCCTGTCAATCTATCAATAATTAGATAGTTTGATTCAACTTGTAATACTTTTCCTGTCGCTGCGCTTGTCGCACCTGTAATCGTTTGTCCTACCGTAACAGCACCTGCAAATGTACAAACACAGTAATAGTAACTTTGAGAACTAGGTGATGGTCTGCCATCAAATCGTTCGTACCCGTCTATTCGGCGATAACCACCCAGCGCATTACACTCATAATTATTGATAGAAATACACTTACCTGCATCAATAGTAAGTGGCGGCGATACCAAATCAAGCCCTCCCTCAAAACGCGAATATTGCGTTAGGGTTTTAATGTTTGGAATCGAGTTCATTCTCATGCGAGTTCTTCAGGGCTAGTGGCGGCTGGACAAGCAAATTGCTCAAGTTTAAACAACAGTTTACGGTATTCAATATTTCCAATAACATAAAGCTCTTGAGCATTAAGCTGTGTTGCAAAATACATTAAAGCACGCCACACAACAATCATGTGAAATCGTGTTTGAAAAATAGGTTGATCAGTATCATTAACTAATACAGAAGGGTTTTTATAGTATTCACCTTCTGCGGTATAAACATTGTCTGGTATTGGATAAAACGTAAGTGAATTATCCGCAGGTTTCACAGTAAAATGTGTTGGAAATCCAGTTTGAATACGCGCATTCCCAAACATAAATAAATCTCTAAACTCATCCCAACCAACAGGGATTAAATACTGTTCAGTAATAATCCCATTGGCTGTTAAATAGATACGCATGGTTTCAGGCGACCACTCACTTAAATCAGTCAAACTTATAGCGGTTTCAGAATAATTATTAACACCACTAATAGTGTTAAATGACACATCTCCTCGTAGGAAATCCCAATTGGCGTGCTGTAGTTGAATATCTGCATAAGCAGTATTGATATAATCAATTGCTTGTTTATACTCCCCTTGTTGATTTGCCGTTGTGATTAACCCTGCGCCAGAAATATCTGCTTCAGATAATAGGCGATTAGCGAGTTCAAGAAATGTCATAGTATTATCCTAATGCGGTAAATAAATTATTGTGATAATACAGATGTTAGCCACTGATAACCACGCGGGTTAGGATCTTTAATAACACTGAACGGATACTTTTGTGACGTATTGCGAGAAATCATATTCACTGGGGTTTCATCGTTAGTGTTTGGCGCAATAGTAATAAACGTATCTGACTTTGCTCTTGCCAAAACTTCAATATATTTACGCGCAACTTGAATAGGTTTACCTACTTCAAGCCATTCAATTCTTCCATTAACCGCTACATCTACAAATTTAGGCGAGTATCTATCTGATGAAGGCTCTAACCGAATAGAAATCTTTTCTTCCATAAATTGAAGCTCATCAAAATAAGCCAAATCAATACTATTTGATTCAACGATAACATCTTCGTTATCCCGAATATCAGCAAGACTATCTTGTAAGTTAATTAAAGGCTTTGATCTTCCACGCACATCATCTGTGTGAAATTCTTTAGTTATTGTCATGGTATAAGCTCCTGCAAATTAAAAAAAATTGCAGTGCGCTAGGCACACTGCACGTTAAAATACTAACCCAATACGCGAATTGACAAGTTTTTGCTTGCCAAAATCATTGCAGTAGTTGCATTTTGTGATAATTGAACTGTACGCTCACGAACTAAAATTGAGTTAGCAGAAACTAAAGTACGAGTACCTGCTGCAACAGTTTTGATACACACGTTGTCATTAGTAACTGCGACACCAGTTCCTGCACCAACACCGGTTGCTGTAAATGAAACACCAACTGTATTTGAAGGTGCGCCAATTAACGTATAGTCAGTTGTACCAACCGTTTTGATGGTATAGACAGTGCTTGCTACAAATGAACCTGCCGATACATCAACAGTAACGCCCTCGAACCATTCAAATTTAGAAAGATCAGTATAGTTTTCAACGCACACATAACGTGGTGTAGCACCCATATCTAACTCTACATAATTCGCAGCGACAATAGTTGTTGCGTCAAATGATAATCGAACAAAAGTGTCAAGCTGTGGATCACCACTGCTTGTTTTATTAGTAGTAATATAGGTTGTGTTTTCTTCAGCCATTTCAAAAATCCTCTTAGGATTGCGCTAAGAATTAACTTAGCGCAGATATTAAATTAAAGTGCTTTAACGCCGGTATAGCCTAATGCCATCCATTGGTTATTTTCAATCATCACGCCTTTCCACCAGATTGAACCTGCGTAACCGCGTTGACCGTGTGGATCAGATTTAGTTTTTTCACCCGCTGGGATGAAGGTAGGTGACATTGATTCTTTACCACGCAATGCAATTTGCGAGAACGCATCTTGAGCAAATACAAAGTAAGGATATACGTCAATGTTTGTGCCTAATGTAGATTGGCATAATGTAGAGCCAATAGCTGCACCCGCGCTTAATTGAGCGGGTAAGTCAGGTGATGTGATGAAACGGAAACGCTCAACGCGCCCAATTTCATTTGGCATTGGCGTACCGCTTGCATATTGCGACGTTGGAATAAATCCAGCAATATCACGAATATCTGGCTCTAAATCGGTATGACAAATAATCACATAGCCACTTTCGACAGGTTGTGTTGAAATGTTAGGCGTTGCTTTTAATGTATTAGTCACCGGGCGAGCATGGTTAGCCTGCATTGCTTTAGTGATTTTACGGATATTAGCTAATTTCAAAAAGTCATTAGTTGTTCCTACAGTTGTACCTGTACCCGAAAAGAATAAGTTAGTACACGCTTTTAATGCACCTAATAGAATCATTTCATTGACAAGCGCAACACGATCACCAATTTGTTCAACCATTGCTTTAGGAATGTCATCTTCGTACAAATCAGCCACTTTATCAGTGAAGCTGTATAAGCATGAATACTGATTGATTACCGCAGTAATATCTTGCGCTACGATAGTATCTGCTTGTGGTGTAACGCCTTCTTGCGTTAAGTGTGCGTTAGCCATTGCCGCGCCACGATCACCCGATACGTTTTGAAAGAAGTTATTTGGATTTGCAACGGTTGCGTTATAAGGAACATAACGACGCGCTACATACGTTTCACTTTGGTTTTTAGGCAAAGAGATTTGACGACCCTGTTTTGCTAAAACCTCTAGCGCAACAGCGTGTTTTAAAATTTCGCCTTTGAATTTGTTAATTCTAGCGGGTGTTGTACCATAACCTTGAATAGCCATTTTGGAGCTTCCTTACGTCGTCACGACGTTATTAAATAAGAGTAAGTTAATCGCTGTTAAACCCTGCCTCAAAATCATCATCATAATTGTCATCAAATCCGCCTGTGCTATGTGGCATTACTGCCGATTCAAGTCGCCGATTCTTTTTACTTTGATTCTCTTGGTGCAATGTTTTATCTCGTTTATATGCGCTAATTGCAGCAGAAATAAAATTAGAATCCCATGATGTATCTAATCTTTCTTGAACATCATTGGGCAATTGGTTCTTCCAACCGTTAAAATCTTGTGATTGCGCGATATCGTCCCAGTCGGGATGCTCTCTTGTAACCATTTTCATTTCAAAATTATTTTCCATTTGCGAAACTTTTTGCTGCACGATGTAATCAATCTGATTTTGATCAATGCCACCTTGCTGATGCAAAGGTATCTGCGATAAGTCCCTTGCTAAAGCGTCTGCGAAATCTTCGCCAAACTCTTCACGCATATTGGAGAACATATCAGCAGTAACTTGGATCGGTTGAAACTCTCTTGATTGCACGGACGATTGAGCCAGTGCATCAAGGCGCATAACCTCTCTGTTAATTTCGCCAATTTTACCAAATAATCTTTGGTTGTTTTGTTCAAACAACTCCCGAATTTGACCCTCAGAAAACGATGGATTTTGCTGAATTATTTCTTGTATTGCGTCATCTGAATTCTCACCGAACTCATCAAACCCATCCGCGAATGCAATATCAACATCTAACTCACTGCCTTCTTCTTGTGCTTGTAATTCTTCCATTTTACTTCCTA